CACCGAAGGCGCCAACCTCAAGCCGCCTGCCCCGAATCCGAAAACGGACAAGGATGCGGCTCGGCGCAAATCCTTCTGCGCACGCATGGAAGGCATGAAGCGCAAGAACACGTCGTCCAAGACTGCGAGCGATCCGAATTCCCGGATCAATAAATCGCTTCGTGCGTGGAATTGTTGAGGTTGATATGGCAGATGACAAAAAGGCAAAGCCTTCGGGATCGAATAGGGATGTCATTGGCGGCAGCGAACATATGCGCAATATTTTGAGGGAAAAACAAGAAGCCAACCTTCGGAATAGATCGACATCTCGCAGCCAAGCATCTACTCCGAGGCCTGCGCCTGCTCCTGCACCTGCTCCTGCACCTGCTCCTGCACCTGCTCCTGCACCTAAAGCAGCAAAGACAAAGACTGCTTCCGCTGGAGCACCCGGTGGACGCCAGACACCTGCGAATACAACCGCGCAAGACGCTGCGGCATCCTACAACGCACGACGTCATGCCGCTGATAGAAAGCTGAGCGCTGCTGTACGTAAATATCCTCTAGCTACGGATGAAATTCAGACAGAACGTTTTAGCAAAGGTATGACTCGCGAAGGAAATCTTGCCACTCCCAATCCTGTCCAAGCAATGGACGACATCGTAAAGACGACCACCCGCCGAGCCGCAGCGCTTCATGCCAATAGGACAAAGGTGGCTATTGCCGCCAAGCTTTCCAAGTCTCGTGCTGTCAGGGCTGCAACCAAGGGAACCGTTGGTGGTTTTGCCGCTGGATTGGCAGCGCCATATGTGGCTGATGCGATCAAAAAGGTTTCTGGCGGTGGACGGAAGTCGGCAACTCCTGCGCCTGCCACACGACCATCGGCACCCATGCCTGCACCCAAGGTAAAGCCGTCGGCAGCTACCAGCAAGTTGTCAACGTTGATGGGTATTCAGCAACGTACTGAGCCGCCCAAGATGAAGCAAAGGAGTGGAAATCGTGGCTTCTAAGGCTCATCCGGGATTCAAGGCAACGCAAGCCAAAATTGCAAAGAAGCAAGGCATCTCCATGGATCGTGCTGGGGCTATTCTTGCTGCTGGTGCACGCAAGGCTTCTCCTGCCGCCAAGAAGGCAAATCCAAACCTGATGAAGGTTTCTGGTGTCAAGAAGCCCAAGGGCGGCTCCATGCGCCAAATGATGGGCATGTGACATGCTGAGCCAAATGAACAAGCACATCAACCATCTTTCCATGCGCAAGCTTATGGGCATCGAGCAGAAGGAACATGGCTTGAAGAAGACGCCGACTCCTGCTGCCCAAGCTCGTCGCGAGATGAAAGAGCACGGATTGAAGCAAAAGCCTTCCCTTGGCGAAATGATCAAGATGGAAGAGAAGGAACATCGTCGTGGTAACGAGCTCGTGATTGGTCGTGGTCACGAAGGAAAGGCTAGGAAGTCCAATGGCTAAGTGTGCCAAGTGCGGTTGCGCCATGAAGGGTGGGTCGTGCCCTGAATGCTCCAAGAAGGGCATGTCTGCCCTGATGGGAATGAAGAAGGGAATGAAGTCCGGTATGGAAAAGGGTTTTGCTTCCCGCATGCCCAAGTCTGCTGGACGAGGACGCTGACATGTCTAGGCCCCGTAAGAACCAAACTCCCACCGTCGAAGAAGTGAAGGATGTCCTGCCCAACAAGGAACAGGCTCCGAAGCAGATTCCTATGCAAGGCATGCGCAAACTAAACGCCGCACGCAAGGCTACTGGATCGGGATGGAAGATGGGAAATCTTATGGGGCTTCAGGCTCGGCCTTCTCCGTATGGAGGACAAAACAATGGCTGACCTGATCAGCTTTCTGAACCCTGTTCGCCCTGCGGAACAGGATGACAATGGCTGGGATACTGCAGGCCGTATTGCGCTTGGCTTGGGATACGGCGCAGGTGCTGCTTCCCTTGGCATGGGCGCAAGAGATATTATTCGCAATCAAATTACCGGTGGGCGTTTTCTGAATTCGTGGGAACAGGAAGCTCGTAGGCAAAATGCACGCCAACAACTTGGTGAACTTGCAAATATTCTTGAGTTTCAGAAAACAGGATTACTTCCTGAACAACGCATTTTGCCATCTGCACTAAATGATGTATTTCGCCCTCCTCTTATCGGTCCTCCAGAGACTATTAATTTTGGAGGAGGACCTACTAGAAAAAGTGTCAAAGCTGCCAGCAAAATTGCATCAGCTCCTAATTACACAAAAAACCTTGAATACCACAAGGGTGTTTTGGAAGAGCTTGGAGGAATAACAAAGCCAGTCAGGCCGCAGAGTCGGGCAAAGGCTATTGTTGAGGCTTACAAGCTTGCCCTGTCCGAATACGAACAACAACTTGCAAAGCGTAATGCATCAATCGAATGGCTTCATAAAAATGCAATTCCTGAAGAGATGTATAGAGTTATTTCTTCTATAGGGAAGATAAGGGCAGATACCAAAGCTGCGAAAGAGGCTAAACCGCAACCTCAACCACCAATTCCACCTTCTGAGCAAAAATTGCTTGGGAATAAAAGAGCTGCTGCAAAAGAAGCAATGAACAAGGGTAAGACAGGATTTACTTACCTTGATACATTGCTGGCATTGAAAGAAGGGGAATTCCCACAATATCCTACGACGCCAAATGAATATAAACCTACAGCTAAAAACCTTGGAAGCGCTCAAGTTGACTTGCCTGATTTAGAGTCTCCCCGTGCCGGTCTGCCTCAAACAAAATTTGGACAAAGAAATCTTGCTGGTCAACTTTTGCACGAAGCGCAACGCGCAGCAAAACCAGCGTCCAAAGCAATGGAAGCTGTATCTACTTTCGGTAGAAAGTTGAGCAAGGCAGGCAAGTATGTAACCATCGGCGGCATTGCTGCTGGACTTGGTGGAGAAGTTGCAGGCAATATACTTGCAAATCGCGAAGCTGCAGCGAAGGCAAAACCAAAGCCTAACAGCGCTGCAACTCCACCTGCTGCCGCTCAACAACCTCCACCAAGACAAAGGCTTAGTGGTAAAAAAGCTACGGAAGTTGCTCTAAATTATCTAAAGAAAAACGGTATTCGAAGTGACAATTTAGGTTCATTCAATCGGGATGCTATTGCTAAAGGATTGATAAAAGAAGGACTTGATCTAGAGCAAGCAAATTTTGTTCTAGGGAAAATAGGCTTGGGAAGCATACCAAATCAAAAGGCAAATAAAAAATGAACGAATTGATTAGTATGTTGCTTGCAAATGCAAAAAAGGCTTATGACAATCCAATCGTTCGTTCTATAGCTGGTCCTTTCGTTGGTGGTGTTGCAGGAGAATTGGCCGGAGATTTTTCCCATCCAATGCAACGTTGGTTGCAAGAAAACGTTGATCCTGAGGGTAAATACGCAACGCATTTTGCAACTGAAAGAGCGCGTATGGCTGCGCAAGCTCCATATCTATATGCCACTGGAGTTCCATTGGTACCGATAGGACCTCAGTCGATACCGATTCCACCTAACGAGGACAGGTTTCTTTTTGCATCTGGTGGGCAAGCATCTGGTGATACTAAACGTGCTCTAGATGAAGTGGCAGCGCAAAACGTCCACGCTAGGAATAGATATAATTATGCCAACGAAAGTTGGCGTTTTTTGGAAAACATGGTGCAGAAACAAAATGCGAATATGTTTTCCGAAATGCAAAAATACAGGGAAAATTATAAAAGGAGGCATGGTGTAGAACCAAGCCTTGAACAAAAACGAATTAAAATGCGAGAAATACGTGCAATGCAAAACAATCCCGGAGATGTTCTTCGCGGTCAATACAGTGCTGGATCGACTGCATTGCAAAAAGCCGGAAGGGATAAAAGGACCACAGGATCTGGGAACGCAGCTGTGGAATCTTTTGACAGAAGTGAGCTTCCTTGGCTTTTGCAACAAGGATTGCCGGGTGGCGAGGTCAAGCCCAACACATTGTTCCTGCCAAACATGGACAGGATTCGCCCGTACGTAATTCCGCGATAGACGGTATTATGTTGTCAATATGACTGAAATTGTTCAGGTTGGCGATGTAAGATTCCGTGTCAATGGTGAAAAACGTATTCGTTTGTGCAAAGGCAATGTGTACTTAGAGGATGGGACGACGCGTCCATGCAACGCAATGGCAATACGAGGCAGGGATTACTGCGCAAACCATGGCGGTAAAACACTTATTGGCCCTGCGCATCCTAAGTTCCTTACCGGACTTTCAAGCAAGAATTACAAAAGATTCAGCAACGTCGGAAAAGATCTTCTCGAGAAGATAGATACGCTCAGGGAAGACCCGGACCTATTCAGCCTAAAAGATGATGCCGCGTTTATTACGGCCATCATGGATAAACGGGCAGAGGCTGTCGGCGAGGGCGTTGGTTACGATCAGTACAAGAAAGTTCAGGCAGCTTATCAGTTGGCTCATAGCAAACTTGGCAGTCCTGATTTTATCGATGCATTCGAATCTATTGGTGATGTGCTCAATGAAACTCTTGACCAGTACACGGCAGCAAGAGATGTTCTTGAGCTGATTGAAAAACGAACTAGCATTGTCGAAGCGGAACAACGAATGATGCATGCAAAGGCCTACACGCTTGAGGTCGATCAGGCATTTAGTTTGGCTATGCAGGTAATGGAAGTGGTCCGTGAAAACGTCCGCAATGCGGAAGAACTTATTGCAATACGAGCAGGTGTGCAACGGTTGCTGAAAGTTTACAAAGCTCCCGAAGATGAGGATGTCGTCGATGCGGAGGTTGTCGAATGAGCATGAGAGATCTGGAGAAAAACACTCCTCGCAAGTTCAAGCAGTTTGCACGGCCTGACAAGCCTTTGTCACAAGCTCTTCTTGAGGCTATGGATGCCCGTCTCAAGGAAGTTATCGAAACTGGCGACTACAACAGTGGCAAGGCATACCAGATGAATGGTGCTGAATTGGACTACATTACGTGGTTGAAAACGTTTGCACCTCATGCAGCATCAAGTGAACTTGGCGCACACCATAAGCGAGCGTGGGAATGGGCAGAAAACATTCAGGCTGGCACTGCTCCACCCGCATTGATCGAGTGTTGGTTTCGTGGTGGTGGCAAGTCAACCACAATGGAGCTTATATCCGCACGCATTGCGGTAAAGGGTAGCCGTCGATTTCTCTTGTATGTTTGCAGCACGCAGGAAGCCGCAGACCGACACGTGACGGATATCGCAACAACCATGGAACGTTGTGGCATTGAACGCGCCATGAACCGCTATGGTTTCTCCAAGGGGTGGAATGCATCCAAACTGCGTACTGCCAATGGATTCAACGTCCTTGCTTTTGGCTTGGACACCGGCGCTCGTGGTGTGAAGCTAGACCACCTACGTCCTGACATGATCATTCTGGACGACATCGACGAACTGGACGACAGCGTCAATCGCGTCGACAAGAAGATTGCAACAATCACCCAGACGATCCTGCCTGCAAAGTCAAACGACTGTGCAATTGTATTTGTCCAGAACCGTATCCACGCTAACAGCGTAATGTCTCAGGTTCTTAGTGGCGAGCTGGATATGCTCCAAAATCGTGTCCAGTCTCCGATTGTCCCGGCAATAACAGACCTTAGATATGAACCGGTGGAAAAAGAAGATGGGCGCATGGGTTACAAGATAACCAGTGGAACCGCTACTTGGGTTCATAAGGATCTCAGCGTTTGCCAGCGGGAAATTGACGATTACGGCTTGTTGAGTTTTCTGCGTGAGTGCCAGCATGATGTTGGTGTTGGCGGTCGTTTCTTCCCAGAGTTTCGACCATCCGATGACAAGGGCCAACCATGGCATGTTGTTGAAACAATGGACATCAAGCCATGGTGGCGGTTCTGGGCAAGTCACGACTTTGGTACAAATGCTCCTTGCGCGTTTATCCTATACGCTTCAGACGAGCACGAAAACATTTACGTCATTAGCGAAATCTACAAAAATGGCATGGTATCCAGCCAGCAAGCAGAAGCTGCATTGGAACTTCTAGAGTCCCATGGATTTGCAGAACCAATTGATCCAACAGTGCGTGGCGGTGAATGGAGAACAAAACTAGAAGCCATTGCTTTTGACTGGGGAAATACATTCCCTCCGGAAAACCCTGCACAACGTATTGGTGAGTACCCAGTTGAAGTCTGGTGGCGCAAGGGATTGCCTGCTGTGCGTGCCGTCAAGGATCGTAAAGCTGGATGGCGCCGTTTGAAGGAATGGCTTGCTGGCACACGCATGCACGATGGCGTCGTATACCCACGATTCCGCATCCTGCGTAATGGGTGCCCAAATCTAATTCGTGAACTGGAAGCTGCCATGGCAGATCCGCGAGATCCGGAAGATTTGGACAATGGAACTAAATCGGACCATGCTCTCGACAGTTGCCGATACGGCGTTATGTGGCGTGAATTCCCAGTTAAATGCGAAGAGCTTGTCGAAGAGGGTGCATTTAAGCCAACGTGGCTTCCGAGCAAGCGCAGTCGCGAGGACTATATATAATGGTTCAAATTGTTCTGTTATCTGTGATTATTGCCTTACTTGTTGCTGTTATTGCAATTAGCTGCGGTATATACTGGCAATTGAAATTCATTACTGGTCAACCGTTGGATTGGATGCGAA